TGCGGAGTCAATTAGCTCAGTTTCTCCTAATGCTGATATGATAACGGGTCGTCCAACCTTTGCGTTTCAAGACGAGTTCGATGCGAATCAAACAAATAGACAACCTCCTCAAGTTTCAGGATACTCACTTCCACCTACCTCAGACGATAGAAACGTTGTGCCAGATCGTATACGCGAGACGGCATTAGAAAACCAAGCTTTAAGAGAAAAGGGCAGAATACTGAATACTAGGATAGACTTATTGGAAAGAGACGATTCAGGAATAGATGAAGTAAACTCTAACCTATATGATGATAGTTTTGAGAACGAAGAAACAAAAATGTTTGATTTTAACAATGATCTACAAAAAATTATTGCAGAGTCGAATGGATTTAGACCTACCTTTGATATTGAAAACCAACAAAGAGCAAACAGGGAGGCTTCTCTTGGGGGCGCGGATCAAGGTGTTTTACCTCAATCGGTTGCTCCTTACGGTGGACAAGAGTTTCCGTTGTTAGATAGAGAAAGACCATCGTTTCCTATTGCTGAAACACCTTCTGCGTTCCCACCGAGAGCTTCCGAACCTACTACTAATTTCCCTAGTGGTAGTTCAGATGCAGACAACATATTAGGTATAGAGGCAGTGATTGCTGACGCAAGAAATAAAAGAATTGCTAAGTTAGGCACTGCTACAGGTTTCGAGAACAACATGCCGTTAGAACAAGAAGGACCTTACGAGTACCGAGATCCTCGAATCCGAGATGCGATGGCACCGGATGGTTTAAATGATAACATGTACAATGATGGCTCTGAGATATTTGATTTAAGTGAAACATACGATCCATCGGGTGGCGGTTATACTGATGACGGTGGTGGCGGCGGTAGTCCTACTGGATGCCCTGAAGGTTATGAACCGATGACATTAGAAAACGGAGAAACGGTCTGTGTTCCTATTGAGGAAGAAGTAGAAGAAGTAGAAGAAGAGGTAACTCCGGTTACTCCAACAGTTCGTCCTGCTATGGGTCCTTCGGCCTATACACCTCAAGCGGTTTCTCCGATTCGCCCGTATACGTTACAACCAGGTGAACAAGGGGTTGGTAGTTTGGCAGATATTCTTCAGCTTCAAAATTATCCAAATATAGTCTAATGGATCTACAAGCTCTTCCCGAAGAGGCGTTAAAAGAAATACTTAGCCTCACCGAGGCTAAGAAACGTTTAGATATTAGGGACGAGGCGCAAGAACACTTCATGCCGTTTGCACATCATGTGTACGACAACTTCATTGAAGGGCGGCATCATAGGATTATTGCAGAAAAACTTGAGCAAGTGGCGCAAGGTAAGCTAAAAAGGCTTATTATTAACATGCCACCTCGTCATTCTAAGTCTGAATTTGCCTCATATCTCATGCCAGCATGGTTCTTGGGCCGTAATCCAAAGCTTAAAATCATTCAGGCCACGCATAATACGGAGCTTGCTGTACGTTTTGGTAGGAAAGTACGAGATTTAATAGACGATCCTCAATATAAGGAGGTTTTTCCAGACACGCACCTTAAAGAAGACAACAAAGGTGCGGGAAAATGGCAAACAAGTGTTGGTGGTGAGTACTTTGCGGCGGGTGTAGGAGCTGCGGTAACGGGTCGTGGTGCGGATTTGTTTGTTATTGATGACCCACACTCGGAGCAAGATGCTTTAAGTGAGACTGCATTTGATCATGCGTATGAATGGTACACTTCTGGACCTAGACAGAGGCTTCAGCCTGGTGGGTCAATCATAATTGTTATGACGAGGTGGGGGAAAAAAGACTTGACAGGCCGATTACTAGCCGCACAGGGCGCAGATGTTATGTCCGATCAGTGGGATGTGGTAGAGTTTCCAGCAATACTTCCATCAGACAACGCCTTATGGCCTGAGTTTTGGGAGAAGGATGCTTTACTATCCATTAAAGCTTCTCTTCCAGTAGCTAAATGGTCAGCGCAGTGGCAACAACAACCGACCACTTCACAGGGTGCGATCGTGAAGAAAGAGTGGTGGCAGCCGTGGGAGAAAGAAAAGATACCTCCTTTGAAGTATGTTTTACAGGCATATGACACAGCATTTTCGAAAAAAGAAACTGCGGACTATTCAGCGATCACAACTTGGGGTATATTCAACCCAGAAGAAGGCGGACCAGACAACATAATTCTACTGGATGCCCAGCGAGGACGTTGGAATTTTCCAGAGCTAAAGGAAATTGCGTTTGATGAGCATGAGTATTGGGAACCTGATATGGTATTGATAGAAGCAAAAGCAACTGGTACTCCTTTGATACAAGAGTTGCGGCTTCGAGGCATACCGGCTTTGGGATTTGCACCGGGTAAAGGCAATGATAAGGTAACTCGTATGCACATGGTTGCGCCAATGTTCGAAGCTGGTGTAGTATGGGCACCAACAGACAAGAAGTTTACGGACGAAGTGATAGAAGAAGTAGCGTCATTTCCTAATGGTGATCATGATGACTTTTGTGATAGTATGACGTTAGCTATAATGAGATTCCGACAGGGGGGATTTGTTTCTCTTGACGGCGAAGAATTAGATGAAGATTATCACCCTCAGAAAAGGGAGTACTACTAATGGCACTACCACCACAACCAATGGGATCAATTGTAGATTCTGGTTTTATGCAAGGTCAAGCATCTCCTGAAATGGAGGGGCAAGAAATTGAAGTTGTTGAAGAAGAGACTTTTGAAGGTGGAGCTGAGATAACACCAGGAGAGGATGGGAGTGCTCTTATCCAAGCTTTGTCTGGAATGGACGAGGAAGAAGTAGACGTTGCGATTGAACATGATGAGAACTTGGCTGAGTATTTGGACGAAGGATATCTGGGGGAGCTGTCTTCTGAGTTAAGAGGATCGTATGAAGATGATCTCGTTTCGAGGAGCGAGTGGGAAGAGGCGTACACTAATGGGTTAGATCAGTTAGGCGTTAAGCAAATAGAGAGATCTGTTCCTTTTGAAGGAGCCTCTGGTGTTACTCACCCTTTAATTATGGAATCCGTTACCCAGTTCCAAGCTCAAGCGTATAAAGAATTACTACCTTCGGGCGGACCAGTTAAGACACAGGTTCTAGGATTGCAAAGCGCGGAGCATGAATCTCAAGCGCACCGCGTTAGAGACTACATGAACTATCAAATCATGGAGGTCATGGAAGAATATGATCCCGACATGGATCAACTGTTGTTTTATTTACCGCTATCGGGTTCGACGTTTAAGAAAGTTTATTATGATCCTACGATGCAGAGAGCGGTATCGAAGTTTCTTCCAGCGCAGGACTTAGTTGTTCCGTATTCTGCTACTGACCTTGCTACTGCGTCTAGAGTTACGCACGTTTTACGCATGGATTCTAATGAAGTACGCAAGATGCAAGTCGCAGGATTTTATCGGGACCTTGAGTTAACTGAGTCTGACGAAGAGAACATCGTTAAGCAAAAAGTTAATGATCTAGACGGCATATCCAAGACATACATGGATGACGTGTACACTGTATTAGAGATGCATGTTAATTTAGACCTTGAGGGATTTGAAGACAAGGCTCCTGACGGAGAAGACACAGGAATACAACTACCTTACATTGTAGCGATAGATCAGGGATCTGGAGAGATCTTATCTATTCGTAGAAACTTTGAAGAAAATTCAGACATCGCTAAGAAGCGGCAATATTTTGTTCATTATAAGTTCATGCCTGGATTAGGCTTTTATGGTTTTGGCTTAATCCACATGATTGGGGGTCTTGGTCGGTCTGCTACAAGCATCCTACGTCAGCTAATTGACGCTGGGACGTTGGCTAATTTGCCAGCGGGATTCAAGGCTAGAGGTGTGAGGGTTCGCAATTCAGATGAACCGTTACAACCGGGCGAATGGCGGGATATAGATGTACCAGGTGGTGACATAAGGAGTGCGATTACTCCGTTGCCATACAAGGAACCTTCTGGGACTTTAGCCCAGCTCCTTGGGGTTTTGATTGAGGGAGGCCGAAGATTTATTTCTTTAGCTGACGAACAGGTCAACAACATGAACCAAGAGACACCAGTAGGCACGACTGTTGCTATGCTGGAACGTGGCATGAAGGTGATGTCAGCAATACACAAGAGACTACACTACGCTCAAAAAACAGAGTTCCGTTTGCTGGCAACTATCTTTTCGGAGAACATGCCTGCTGAATATCCTTATGAGGTAGCGGGAGCTCCTCAGTCTATTAAGGCGGAAGACTTTGATGGAAGAGTAGATGTGATACCAGTCTCGGATCCAAACATCTTTTCAATGGCGCAGAGAGTTACTCTAGCGCAGTCTCAGCTTCAATTGGCTCAGACTAATCCTCAGATCCATAACATATACGCAGCGTATAAAAGAATGTATCAGGCTCTTGAGGTTCAGAACATTGACGAGATCTTACCTCCTATCCCGGAACCCAAGCCGTTAGGTCCTGCGGTAGAGAACGCCAGAGCCCTGATGGGAGAACTGTTGCAAGCGTTTGAAGATCAAGATCACGAAACACATATTGCTATACATCTGATGTTTCTTAAAACACCGTTAGTAATAACTTCTCCCCAAGTTCAAGGAACTTTCTACGCTCACGTCCAAGAGCACATCTCAATGAAAGCAAAACAGATGGTGGAAGAAGAATTGCAAACCTTGATGCAGTCTGTGCAGATGAATGTGCAAGCTGGAGGAGTAGATCCTGCTATGGCTCAACAAAAGATCCAAGAGGTTCAACAACAGATGCAAGTACCAGGAGAGATGGATAAACTTATCGCTATGCAGGAACTTCAACTGATGGAGAAATATCTACCTGATATGATGCCTCCTCCCGCAGATCCAATGGCAGATCCATTAGTTCAAATACGAATGCAAGAGCTGGGGATCAAACAAGAGACTGAGCAACGCAAGGCTATGACGGATCAAGCAGATCTTATGTTGGAGACAGAGAAACTACAACAGAAAGCTGTGACTGACTCAGCAAGGTTAGAACTACAAGAAGAAATTGCTGGGGACAGAAACGAAGTCAATCGAGAGAGAATAGATGTACAAAAGCAGGCAGTGGATCAGAGAGCAGAGACTGCAGCAACTCGAAGTCGTAGAGGTTTTGAACCGTGAAAAAAACATTACCCAGTGTTTTAGTTCTGTGTATACTTTTATCTGGGTGTAGTAATTTAAGTTGCAAGGCCTTCTCGTTAGAGAACCTTTGTTCCTGGGGGGACAAATGATAGTTAAGAAAAAAACATTACTTATTTGGCTCATCATAGCTTTTTGTGTAGTTTCTTATTTACTCTTTGCAACTATAACACATGCCGCTGATAGCAATACTGTTTCTAGTACTGTGGTTACAGATAAGTCTGTCCCTACCGCAAGCGCACCCTCTGTTGTAGTAAACAATAGTGATGTGTGTAAGAGTGCGGCGGCGGCAAGTGTGCAGACTCAGGTTCTAGGTATAGCCACAGGCATTACTATTACAGATGAGAACTGTGAGCGATTAAAACTTAGTCGTGGTCTGTACGTTATGGGAATGAAAGTGGCTGCGGTCTCTACACTTTGCGGTGATTACCGTATTTTTGATGCTATGTGGATGGCGGGAACTCCCTGCCCATACATGGGTAAGATAGGAGACGATGCTAAAACTGCGTGGTTGGACG